AGCCTGACTGACCTGAAGAAGTGCCGGTATTACTTGGATCGCTTAATTAAACAAATAGAGGTTGACCTATGACTACCTTAGAAAATGGATACAAACTTCAGCCAGTTCCAGGTCGGATGCCACAAATCGATGGTATACTGACGATGGTTCGAGATTTTGCAAAGCGTATGGATCAACCTTTAGATAATGTATGGCCAACTAGCCATAAACTGGAAGATTTTCGCTGGGCAATGATCCAAGAAGAATATGCTGAAGCTTTTGAAGAAAGCTGTAATCGTAACAATGAAGCCGCCATGCTCAAAGAGTTAGCGGATATGGTTATCGTCATCTTTGGCTATGCAGCCACCTATGGCTGGGACTTAGATCGTGCTGTACGCCGGGTCCATCGATCCAACATGAGCAAATTAGGGGTAGACGGCAAACCTCTAAAAAATCCTGAAGGCAAAGTTCTGAAGGGACCAAACTACCAAAAATGTAATCTTGAAGACCTTGTGGGGCCAAACATATGAGCAATAGACAACAGTTTTCTGCAAGGGCTAACGTGATTACCCGCCGCACCTATAACCGCCCTCTGGACGATGACGGTACTGTTTTTGAAACATGGGAAGAAACAGTAGGTCGTGTGATTAGCCATCAGCAATGGCTTTGGGAAAGGGCTAAAGGTGTAGTTCTAACTACAGCAGAGCTATCTGAGTTAGAAGAACTGCGAGAATTAATGGTAGACCGCAAGGCTACAGTGTCTGGCCGCACTCTGTGGCTTGGTGGTACTAATGTTGCCAAAACTCGTGAAGCATCTATGTTCAACTGCTCTTTTGGCAGATCAGAGACTGTTCACGATATCGTAGACCAATTTTGGTTACTGTTGCAGGGCTGTGGTGTTGGCTTTGAGCCAGTTCGTGGTACGCTCAACGGCTTTGCAAAACCAGTAGAGTTAGAAGTAATCCGCTCAAGCCGCACTGACAAAGGGTTTCCTGATAATCAAGAACGTACCTTTGTTAATGATGCCGGTGATAAAGTAACACATATCAAGATTGGTGATAGTGCAGAAGCCTGGGCTAAGAGCGTTGGCAAAATTCTAGCATTAAAAGCTCCTATTGATCGGCTGGTACTAGACTTCACAGAAATCAGGCCTGCAGGAGAGCGTCTAAAAGGATACGGCTGGATCTCATCTGGTGATGAGACTATATCCGTTGCGTTTGCTAAAATAGTCGATCTACTAAACAAAAGGGCAGGGCAACTACTTTCCCGAATAGATATACTAGATCTACTTAACCATCTTGGAACAACTCTATCGTCCAGGCGCTCTGCGGAGATTGCCTTGATGCCTATCGATGACCCAGAGGTGGATGACTTTATCACCGCTAAAAAGGATTTCTGGCTATATGATAACGCTCATCGTCAGCAATCAAACAACAGTATTGTGTTCCATGCTAAACCTACAAAGTGGGAACTGAGCTACATTTTTGATCGTATGGTTGAGGCCGGTGGCTCAGAACCAGGCTTCGTAAACGCACAAGCTGCAAAGCGTAGAGCGCCTTGGTTTAAAGGAGGAAATCCTTGTTTTGAGATATTATTACCAAATAAGGGTTTTTGTAATTTATGTGAAATTGACCTTGGTAAGTTCCTCGCTGATACCCCTGCACTAGAACGTGCAATCTATGTACTAGCACGGGCAAATTATCGTCAGACATGTGTAAATCTAGACGATGGTGTACTACAGCGGTCATGGCATGAGCTTAATGAGTTCCTGCGGCTATGCGGTGTAGGCCTCACAGGCATCGTTAAGTTCCTAGACTATCATGGAGCAGAAGCACCTAACAGGCTGAAGAACCTTAAATACTGGTCACACCAAGGTGCAAACGGAATGGCAGACGAATTAGAGCTACCACGTCCTAAAGCTATAACTACAGTTAAGCCTTCGGGAAGCCTTTCTAAGATCATGGATACTACAGAAGGGGTGCATAGGCCCCTAGGAAAGTATCTATTTAACAACGTGACTTTCTCTAAGTATGACCCTCTAGTGCCATTGCTAAAGGCTGCAAACTATAAGGTAATAGAGAAGCCTTTTGAGCCAGATAGTGTTTTGGTTACATTCCCTGTTGCTTACGATGACGTCAGATTTTCTGAGGTGGATGGTAAATTCGTGAACCTTGAAACCGCTGTTGTTCAGCTAGATCGATACAAAGTGATGATGGACAATTACGTGGATCACAACTGCTCTGTGACCATTTCCTATGATACGCACGAAATCCCAGAAATCATAAATTGGCTCTTAGACAACTGGGACACCTATGTTGGTGTGTCATTTATCTACCGTAATGATCCTACAAAGACCGCAGCGGATCTAGGATATGCATACCTTCCGCAAGAAGTTGTGACTAAGGAGATTCATAAGGAATATGCTGATAACCTATGGCCTGTAGATTTAGACAGTGCCAATAGCCTTTTGGAGCTAACTGACGATGAGTGTGCGACAGGCGTATGTCCCACACGTTGATAAACCTTAACCAGCAGAACTCTCCGTTTGAGAAAGGTTATCAAGCCTTCTTAGAGGGAGAGGCTACCTGCGAGTATCGCCTAAAGTCACATTACAATAAAGAGTGGCATAGAGGCTTTAATGCAGCGTTCTTCCGAAACAGGGAAACACATGTACAAAGTATTTCAATCAACCGACTTCAACAAATATGATAAAGCAGCAAGGACTAGGGCAAAGGCGTTCTGGTCCTCGCAAGGATATACCTGCACTGACAATGAAGACGAATTTGGTGTAGACCTTGTGGTGGAGCGTGACGGACGGCGCTTCTACTGTGAGGTCGAGGTAAAGACAGTGTGGCATGGCAAGGACTTTAAATACGACAGCATTCATATCCCTGTGCGTAAAGCTAAGTTCCTAGGTAAGCCCACACAGTTCATGTTGTTTAACAATAGCCTCACACATGCTGCTATTATAGCCCGTGATACCGTCATCGACAGCCCTATGGTTGAGGTTCCTAATGTGAAGATACGGTTTGGTGAAAAGTTCTTTGATATACCTACGGACAAAGCGATTTTTGTGCAGACTTTATAAAGAAAAACGCCCCCAGAGCATTGACCTGGGAGCGTTTATTTTGGTATAACAAATACAAGTAGGAGCTTGGTCGCTTCTATTTGTGTTTAGATAGAACCCTCAGTTTAGCGGCTGGGGGTTTTTCTATTGTGCAAGCAAGTTATCCATCTGTTGATTAACATTATTTTGATCATACATATAACTTGCCTCTGCATTGGCTCCCTTTGTAACACCAGCCGTGATGGCAGTGATTAGGTTCTCTTCTACTAAAGGGTCCATTGGATATCGGTTATACTTCCTAGCGAGTTCTAAGAAATAATCAGGGTCAGCAAGCATGTTGTCCATAATCCTAGCCGCTCTCTGACTAGCATCTAATTTGTCAAAGACAGTTCCTGATAATGCACTTATCCTTGCACCAAGGCGGGTCAAAGGTCCAATAAACGTCATAATCAATCGGTTGGTAGCTTGTACGGCTTCCTGATTAAATGCCGTAGCCGACATGGCTACTACAGGAGAGGCTTGTTTCTGTTTTTCGATGATACGAGCAGCGTCTAGAAGCGTTTCAATAGTTTCCATCATCTGAGGGGTCTTAGAGAAGACAGCACGTCCTATGTCTAATGTATTGTTAAGCTCAGTTAGTATGCTATCTACATTGGCTCCTTTAAGTGACATAGCGCCACCACTCTGCATCTTCGCACCATTAATCCTGTTACTTAAATGCCGTAGAAAAGCTGTCTCCAGACCATCTCTGATAACACGAGAACGTGCTGGGGGCATATCATCTAACCGTGCGAGTATGTCTTGTATTGTCCCTACGCCTTCTGCTTCCCTGAATATTTTAACAAAGGCAGCTTCCGGGTTTAAAGTAGTGTCTAGTTCACGGCCATATATATTGCTTAGAAACTTACCAAGCTCTGAGTTTTTAACATCTTTGCGGGTCTGCGTAGCAACTTCATCTGCCTGTTTCAAAGCTGCCTCTACAGCTTTCTTGTTACCTCCGGCTTCTTCAATTGACGCAACCAACATATTTATTTGGGCGGCACGATCAGGGAATGCTGTGTTTAAAGATTCCGCATATTGCGTTAGTCTACTAGACATACTCTTTAAGGTTTCTGGGGTCATCCCGTCTTGGCGAACTGCGGAAGCAAACCCATTGATAACATCTGTAATCATATAATCCGCAATAGGTTTAGGATCAACTACCTGCTCAAGCGCAGTCTTCATGTTTAAAACTGCATCAGCGTTGTTACCCTGTAGGACTGCTGTGACTAAGGAACGTGAGTTTTCCATAAATCCCGCACTGCCTGTGCCTCTTGTTAGTACAGGCTGATACATATCTCCAAATTCTTGTATCGCCCCACCTGATCTCCAGATAGGCGCATAGGTATTGGAGTAATAATCATAAGCTGCCCTAGCTGCATCCGCCGCATCCGCATCTGCGTTCTTTGCTACCCAATCTACCTGAAGGTCAATGGCTTTTTTAACTTCTATAAGTCTTATCGCAACAGCGGTATCACCACGTTTATATGCCTGGTCAATCAGTGTAGAGATTTCAGGACGAACTCGTGTGTACAAAGTCCGAAAGTCTACCCCACCCTCTAGTAATTCAGTGGCGAGATCTGCACCGTCAACGACAGAAGTAACATCCTGCCTAACACCAAAGGGTACAGCCGCACCTTCTTGTACTACTTCTCGTGGCTTTAAAGCCAAGCGTATTGTATTTATAAGTTCTACGCTCTTTGTTCGTGTACCGCTTGAGTCTAACAAATCTATTTGTTTAATTGCATCGTCAACAGCAGATGCAAACCCACTGTAATCAAAAGGTGTGCCTTCAGGAACACCAAGATACAGATCGTCCTTTGCTCTTGTCATGGTTTCTTTGGCTAACATAAGACCAGTACGGACCTCCTCAAAGGAAGCCTCTTTTCCGGTTACGATAGTTGTACCAGTAATTTCTTCTAATCGGCTAATCGTACCACCAAGTTCAAGATCAGCACTTTTAATGTTTTCTAATACTTCCTGAGCGGCATTATCGAAGGAGGTTTGTGCGCCAGAAGCACTTGTTTCTGCAACATTGACTGCAGAGCGTCCGTCTGTTGCTAGTTCCTCCGCTGCATCTTTAATAGTAGCGACTTGGGCCGTAGGTGTTTCTCCACCTACTTCTGCAAGAACGTCATCCATTTGACTCTGTAGTTCTAACGCCGGTCTTTCTGAGGCTGCAATAGTTCTCGCTGCAGGAGCGCCTTTTTGCAGTTGTCCTGCACGAACCCCAGAGATACCTACTATCGCTAGTGGATCTGAAGTGCCTCTCAAAAGTGCGGAAACCGTATCAATAGGTACTGTTACGTTTTCCAAAAGGTTGGTCAATTTAGGAACAAGTATTGTCTTGTTTCTTTCGATGATATTAGCAATCTCAAGTTTAGAATCTGCAATTTGTTTTTTTGTTGAGGACAAATCAATTTTTATTAGCTGATCAGAAATCGATTTATATATACGGCTTTCAATAGCTGCATCTGACGCCAAGTTTAAAAACGGAGTAATCGCAAATTTAGATGCTAGTTTAGCAGCCTGTAATGCAGTCAAACCAAGCCCAACTAATGTGCTATTTAAAAACATTCCTTCGGTTAAGGTATTAAACCTCTGCTCTAATATAGCTTCTGCTTCACCGTCTCCTAAGTCAATTCCTTCAGCAATGGGGAAAAGGGCTGGTTGATCTCCCTTTCCAACAAACATAGTGCCTTCATCAGTACCTACAGTAGCTGTAGCACCGATTTCTCCTCCTAAAAGAACACCAAAGCCACGGAGTACCTTGGGCATATTTTTCACAATCTGCTGCGCTGCTGCGCCACCAGAAAACGCCAATACAACAGCAGGGACCGCATCCGTTAGGATGGTATCTGTAATACTATCACCAGTATCAATTTTAGGCGTAAGCGGCTTAACAAAGTCTACTGCACCTTCTACGCCAGCCATCTCTAATCCAGCGGCACTAGCTTCTACAAAGTCTCCCATGCTTTCACTACCGCCTAGTATTAACTTACTGGTAGTAGATACGTTTGCTTCGGTATCCTCGAATGCGTTGGATGCTCTGTCCATATCCCCGGTAAAAAGACCAGCAAGCATGTCAGTAGCATTATCAAACATACCATTTTTACCAAACATCTTTTGATTTGGCCGAGGGATATACTCTCTACGTCCTGTCTTAGGGTCTTTATAGACAGCGTAACCAATAAAACCTAAAGGGGGTTTGGTAACATTATCACCCTCTATAATAGACTTGTATTGTTCCATAGCCTCAGAGAAGTTTTTGCCTTCGTACATCTGTGTACTAATGGCATCAGTTGGTTGAGCCGCCGGTTTAGTGTCTACTTCTTCTTCATCAATGGGATTACCAAATACATCTAGGGATTCATCTAGGGATTCATCTAGGTCTATAGGATTATTGAACACATCAAGTTCTTGTTCCATCTATCGCTCCTCCGCTACTTTATCTAAACCAGTTGTGGCAAAAACCCCGTTAAACACGTATTTCACACCTGGGCCGAGATACCTATATTCATCCTGGGTAGCTAACACTACTCGGTCTGCTGGGGGATTTACTTTCTTGTATGGAGTCTGTGACCAAGTGTAGGCATCACCAAGTTTAATTTTTTTGGAATACTCTTCCGCTGTCTGGCCCATGCCATCAAATAAACCGTCTTCGCTTCTTCTAAGTATCTTTATGGACTGATCAGAATTGAAGTTCGTAATCATCTCAGATGTTTTGGATACTACGGATGCTGCTTGGCTTCTCAAGTTTGTAGTAAAGGTTTGGTAATCTTTCCCAGAATCAATGGTTCTCATAGCATTTTCAAAGTCTTTATTAGATAAGCCTTGTCCCGACTGTCCCATTGACGATGCTGCAAAACTAAACGCCAGCTTGATTTTTTCAGCCTGGAATAGATAAGCAAGACGTGCAGACTCATTCACACCATCCGGTATGTTTCTTTGTATTGCGTTTTCTAGGTCTTTAAATGCCTGTTGTGGCCCCATTGTAGGGTCATTAAACGTAGTAACAAGAGCGCTAGTCTCTAAAGCAAGTCCTTGTATGAACCGTGGAAGATTGCCGCCGACAGCGGTCAGTATTGAGGGATCTCCGCCCATAACAGGATTAACCATATCATCTAATTTCTTAGCAGATCTTAATGTCGAAGACATAGCAATGCGCTGTTTTCTGAGAGGAACAATAATAGATTGGTTTATCTTAATTACATTATCAAACAGTTGGTCATTAGCATCTCTACTAATAATAGTCGCACCCTCAATAGGTTTTACTATTTTGGTGGGGTCACTTAAATCAACCCACTGGTTATTTACGTTCAGCTTCGCTGTAATTGTTTTAGGTAGCCCTTCTGCATCATTAACTTTTATAAAGAAGGTATCGCCATCGCCAATTGGTACGGTTTCTTTATTTCGGTTAGAGAGTAAAGTTTGTAGCTGAATTATGTCAATAGAAATTAAGGAAGGATGCGTGTCAGCCTGGTCAATAATAGATTGTATTGTCGGTGTTTTTACATCGTCATAATCTAAGATATTAAAAGGCGAACCTTTTATTGTGTTTCTTTGTACCACTGCTGATGCTTTTTCTGCTGCAGTATAATCAGGACTGTTTATTATTCTCTGTAGCTCTGGTCGACCCAAACTTACTAAGGATCTTCTGAAAGTTGTTTCTGCTTTTGTAGCTGTAGCTGTATCTACAGCGGCTTCCGCCGAGGTTCGTATTGTAATAAGTTTTTCTAACAATAAGATATTTGCCGGAGTTGTTGACTTGGAATCTATCATAGCTTGGATTGTTGGTGTTTTCACATTGTCAAAGTCTTGGAGCGTAAATGGTTTAGCTTTACTTTGGTCTGTAGCCAAAGAAGTAAGTCTATCGATAAGAGCTTGTTCTGCCCCATCAGATTCAGCCAGTTCAATCTGTGACAGAGTACTGGCGAAGGACGTGGATTTTTCAATGTATGCACGATTTTTAGCAACACTCTCCAGTTTTTGGGCTTTTACAATCTGCTTTCTCAGGAACGCTAATGCTGGTCGTGGAGCGCCGAGAGAAATAGCACCAGACTCTATGCCTAGTAACTCTTCATAGTTCTTACCTAGTAATGCGGATACCTCAAGTAGACCTATATATTTTGCTGGTTCGTTATTTAGGTAGGACTGATATATAGACTGTGCGATTGCTAGGTTCGCTTTGTCCTTATTTTGTGTGTACAGAGTTACCGCAGCAAATGCTTTATCTTCGCTTTGTGAGGCTTCGGCAATCCATGTCTTTTGCGATGTACTCCCTTTTTGAGATATGACTGCATTAATTCTTTTCAGGTATTCTGGGTCTGTAGTTTCTGCGGCAAGGATGGCCAGCAGATCATCACTAGCAGCATCTAGATCAGAGTTAGTCAATGGTGGGTTTTGCAGAGTTTTGCCATACAACTCTACGAGTATAGCAGACTCTCTTCTATCATCGTCTGTTAACTCTTTCATTACACCTGTATAATTATCTGCAGTTATACTGCTCCAATCAATAGGCGATTTAAGATCTCTTTGGGCTACAATCTCAGCATCAAGTGTTGTTAGTTTTTCAGCAGGTGCGCCAAGCGATATAGCTATACGCCTTCTTTGTTTTAGCTGATCTTCATCCAATCCTACTAATGAAGAAGGTTCGATAATATTTTCCCAAGGTTTTAGATCACTTGTTTCTGACTTTACTAAGGATTGAATAGCAATATATTCGTCCGTTTCCTCTTCGTTTAGTGTTTCCATAGCACTGAGTTGATTTTTAGCTGCAGGTAGATCGCCTGCAAGTGTCTTGATCAGGTCGTTCAGTTTATTTCCCTTTAGAACCGCTTTCCTATCATCAAATACTTTTTGCATAACCTTATCTAACGTAACATCATCAGCTTCCAGTTCTATCTGATATAGTTCAATGTCTTCTAGAGTTTTAATCCTAGAAACATCTAATTTAAAGGGAGATTTGCCGTATGGAGTAAGTGTAACGTCACCTGGGGTAACAACCTCACCATCTTCTGGCAAAGTTGTACCACCTTCTAGGTCGCCAAACATCTCTTGCATTTGGGTGGCCTGGGTTTTTACTAAATCACTACTACTTTCAGCAGCAATCATTTCTAGATCGCCCAGTCTTAAGGATTCATTGTCAAAAAAATTATCATTCCCAAACCCAAGTTCTCTCTTACGTTTTTCTGCGTCAGTCTCGTCATCGCTTTGCTCACTAGGTGAATTAAACCCTGCATTAAAGTCTGAAACTTTAGCATTCTTAGGGACATTAGGACCTTGAAATGGGAGTGTCTCTGAAGTGCTTTCGGTAAATTTGAGATCATTGTCATTAATCATTTGTATTGCGGTGGCTTCTGCTTTACCAACGTCACCGTCATATAGCGACAATTGGCCGTAAAAGTAATCTACTGCTTTTATATTACTGGTATCCCCAGAGAAGCGTTCAGCCAATATAATGGCATTAGCTTTCATCTTTTTGTCTCTTGTCTCTTGAGCAGAGGTAGCAGCAGCTATCCTTTTCCGCTCTGCCTTTTCCTCTTTTAGCCGTAGCTTTTCTTCCTCTTTGGCATCACGAGATTTTTGTATCATTCCCTTCGCAACGATCATCGATGCGTCAGCAAACGCCTGACCAATACCTAAGTCTTGCTTTCCAGCAAAACTGAGTTTGCCTGATTGAACTGCTGCCTGTGTATTACGCCAACTCATCAGCAACCTCCTCTTCAATTACATCAGTCATTTCAGGCTCATCAATATTGCCCAGCATTGCTGCTTGTTCATCGGCATTGGCTGAAACTATTTCTTCACCAGCAGGACGGCCCATTAGACCACCGCTCTTTTGCGGCTGCTCTGGTAATACTTCAGGCTCTTCTAGGGGCAGGGCTTCATCATTAGTGTCTACGATGCCCAGCGCCATCTTGAGCGTGGTAGGGGTGATCTTTATGCGATTGGCGTCTGACACGCCCATGTCGTACTTAATTTCAGCTTCATCAGCTAATATGCCTACATACCGAGCGATAGGTCCGGCCATCAGGATGGCTAAGTCTATTGAAAACTTTCCTCGTGCTACACCTTGCATCAAAACGCTGGCTACTACCGTCACTACAGTGGAGTCTATATTCAAAAGTGCGTAGACTAGTTCTAGCTCCTCTGCTTCCTGCATCTTTGTGATCAGGTAATCCACACCCTCGTCATATTCAGTAATATCTGGTGGTCTGTGCCAAGGGTAATTGCGTGTATCGGCGGCGTAGTTAGCGCCTGCTATAGGAGCCTCAAGCTTCTGCATCGGCTGTTTCCTTTTTCTTATCTTCACCCAGCATATTTTCTTCTAGTTCGTCAAAATAGTCAGGCGTGTGGAAGATGCCTTCTTCCCCAAGCTCATTTGTAGCGCTAGGGATTTTTCCATTCATAAAAGATTTAATGGACTTCTTTACTGCATCTTCAAATTTCATTGGAGTTCTCCGTAATTTACCATCAGATAACCATCAGGGCCTACGGTCACTGCTTTGGGGTGTGTTTTTTGGACCTGCTGGGCAATGACACCAGCAGTTGGGTACTTTTCCCAGCCAATAGCTTTTGCCTTATCGTTCCACTCCCAGGTGTAGTATTTTATGCTGTTGATCGTATCTACATACTCAATATTGGACTTCATTCTCTTATCAGAGCCTGCGGTTATGTAAGCAGCACCAAGAGTAAACAGACCACTAATGATGCCACTGCTTGTACTAGGGCCACTAGATGACTGCGCTTGTGCCGCCATTGTGGCAGCAAGGATCTTAGCGTCACGATCTGCTTCTGCATTCCAGCCTTTAAAGACATAATCCAGAATGTTATCTACACGATCCCACAAGCGGGTCATGCTTTCAGTTGAGAGGTCCAAAGTGTTTTGCACGTCTGTTGTATGTGCCTCAAACGCCATCTCGCTGTTAGCAGTTGCCACAGACTGACGCCACTTAGCGTTTGCAAGATCCAAATTATATTGCATGTCTGCGTAAAACTCTTGGCGGCTTTGCTCTAGCTTAGAATTATACTCATTAGCATCGTTGATTTCTGAAACATTAAAACGCTTCATGGCATTAAGCTGCTCAGAGTTATGTGTATTAACTTGTGCATTTAAGTTGGAATAGAACTTCGCCATGTCGTTGGCCTGCTCTGCGCCAAAAAGCCTTTGAGCATTGATAGCTGACTGATCATTAAACAGAGCATCAACCATCGCTTGCGTATTAATAACTTCAGCTTGCTGTGCATTGGTCAAGTTCTGCATATCGATATCAAGAAAGGCTTTAGCGTTCTGAACCGCCGCTGCCTGACGGGAATCTAGATTAGCTACCTCAAACTTTGACAGTACGTTTGCTTTGTTGATGATAGACTGCTGCTTATTGTCGAGGTTTTTTGTGGTTAGCGTCTGGTAAAAGGTACTCTCTTTCTCAGCCACACCAAGCATGGATTCCATTATGGCATTGGACATCGCTGCAGTTGCAGCAGTACCTGTAATACCGGAGAACGCCATAGTTTTGGCTACGTCACGAGATAAAGCCTGCGCCCAAGCTGGGATAATCGGGTCACCTGTTTCTGATTTAAACTCTGCTGCTATGGTCTTCATTTGCCATAGAATGCTAGTTTTACTATCTACAAAGTCCGTCCCTTCACGCTTTAACTTATCAGCAAGAAGTTTGCCTGCGACAGTGCTAGTATCAATCATCGTACTAATACTGATTGAAGCATAGTCGTTTAAGGCATCGCCCACCACGTTAGCTGTACCATCAGCGTTTGTACCTGTGGCAGAGCCTATGAGATCGATCTCTTCCGCTGTGACTAGGTTTTCGGGTCGGACCACTCCAGTGGCTGGGTCAACTGTAGTAGCTGCTGTGCCAAGATTTCCTGCGGTTGTATTGGCTTCATAACCAACAGCACCTGGATTAGTTGCATTTTCGGCCATTGCTACAGCATTAGGATCAGCAATGGTTGGAGTAAATCCTGTGTCATCGCCCAATTCGTATCGTGGGTCACTGGGGTCTAAATTAGAGCCTGTGGTGTCTGCATCAAGATTAAATGATGCAAGCTTCTCAGATAGCATCGCTCCGTTTTCAGACATCCATTTCTGAGGATCATCAATTATCTTTTGTATGTCGGCGTTGCTGGAAGCCATGCCTGAGTCAAGTGCCATCTGCAGGACTTGGTTTGAGGTATACTCCCCACCGCCGCCTGTGCCACCACCTCCTGCGGTAGCAGATCCCGATGACGCCTGGGCATTGTTTTGTCCTTCTCGGATAATAGCATCGGCATCATTATTGTTGCCTAGAACTCTTTGCTCTTCAGCTTTTATCTCGTAGCCAGTTTTTCCGTTCTCATCTTTTTGAGCAAGCTTATCAAGGATTTTACCGTCCTTATCAATAATCTCATAAGGAAGCCCCAGGAAGTTGTAGGTGTACATCATACCTTCAGCGTTTGTATATGTCTGCTTACCGTCAATAATCGGCCCAATCTGTGTCTTTGGGTCTAATCCGTTGGCCCAGCCAGCAAGCTTGCCAATAATACCAATAGGATTAACAAAGCCTAGTGCGTTTGATAAGCCCTCTGGGGCTGCTCCTGTTACTATATTTGCAGTAGCCGCAGTTGTAGTATTTGTATCGTTCGCAGAACCGGAGTACTCAGACGTGCCATCTTCATTTACACCAAATCCACCATCAGGATTAACCGCTACAGCACCGCCGCCGCCTACGGTATTAGGATCCTTGTCGTACTGTAGTTCCCCTCCGACATATGAAGCACCATCATCTCCGGTGAAGACGTTAGCCACACTCTCGGTAAAGCTATTACCACCGCCAAAATTATCTGCCCAAAAACCCATTACATTGCATCCTTCTCTGTGTTGCAAAGACGAATACGGTCCCGCAAATATATATAGTTTTTCATAGCCTCTTCGACTGCACTGCTTTGAGCAGGCAGGCTGTCTATTTCATCTGCTAATTTTTGGTTGAACTCAGGGGAGTACTGCTTGATTGGTGGGCAGTAGACTTCCAGCTTAGTTCTATAAACCGTTTCCCCGCAGCCTGTTAATAAGACTAGGGCGGTCATGCATAGTATCTTCTTCATGCTCAGAAATTGCCTTGTAAAACCTTGTGGTTTTCTTTTGTGCCTGAAGGTCATCCTTCAACACTTTATTCTTCTCGGCTGCGTGGCCTTTAACTTTTCCAATCAGATAGATAATAGGAAGAGCTACTGTTAATGCTGCTATGATATATGTTTTAATCTTGCCGAAAATAAACATTATCGGATGCCTTCTTTGCTGTCTTTGAAACGGGCATAAGCAGCCAACGCTATGCCGCCAATTGCACATAGTAGGAACACCGTTTTAAGCATCGGTGCGTAGCTCACTAGGCCCTGGATCTGCCCAGCAACTTCGTTCATTGCTGTTGCCGCACCAGCGATACCAGCACCGGCCATAGTCTTAGACTTAGCTAATGATTTAGGTGCTTGAACGTCAGGTTTTTGTGCCATTACCGGACCATCAGTATCAGATGGTAGTGCAGCATCAGCACTAAACAAAGCAGCTTCAGCAGTCCGGCGGCGTGTCAGACCTTTTAGTGGAATTAGCTTGCCGCTAACCCGTGCCTTGTTCCAGCGCATAAGCTGTTCAGGTACTTCATCGTAGAGGCCCTTGTTGAGCTTTTTAAGCAAGGTACTGCTCTTAAACGCACCTTTGCCCAAATTAAATATAAAGCTCACCAGAGCATCGTACTGGCCCTGTGTGAGACTTACAGTTACATACTTAGTGATTGCTTCAGCATGTTCTTTAAGATCCTCAATCAGCCGCTCTTCGCAGTATTCCCGTGTCCACTTTGCATCAGACCCAACGCCTTTGGTTGCGCCATATCCGCAAGTAATAACACCAGCACTACATTTATATGCGTGTACCCAATTATCTTCTTTTAACTTATGAAGGCCTTCAAACTGTTTAACTAAAGCAATGCCTGCTGGGGAAATTTCTTGTGGGTGCATGTTTTATCCTGTTGTTGCATACGGAGAAGTGAAGCCCGTGCCTGTGCTGGTTGAGGCGGCTGTAAGGTTGCCCATATTTGCGTTGGATGCGTTGGAAGAGGCGTTCAGGGCAGTAAGCATATCGCTCATGTTCAATATCCGTTGGCCTATGGCTTCGCCGCCTATGTTGAAACGCTGCAAGGTTAGATTGCCTTGAGCATCTAATGATCTTGTAATTGAGTTGCCCTGCTGATCGATGCTTCTAGGGATCAAAGATCCATTGTCATCGAAGGAGTAACCTAGTTGATTGAAGTTCTCCCGCATGGCCACTGCAACATTGGTCCGGCTACTGGCCATACGAGCCATGTCCCTAGCTGCAACAACTTGACCGCCACTAAGCTCACCTACGCCAGTGGCTATGGATCTCTGCAAAGAGCTTGCTGCGTTATCAACCTGGTTTGCAGAAGAGTTTGCATAATTACCAAGAGCAGAGCGAAGTTTTAAAGCAGAATTTGCATTAGCAGTCTGCATGTCAGAGCGTGTTTGATTGGCAAGAGTTGTATCGTCACCGTAGCGTTCTGTGTATGTATCAAAAGATGACACAAAGCCGTCTTGACCTGTCTGTAGAGCCGCTTGGTTTTCTAAAGATGCATTTGCGTAGGTTGCTGCGTCATCGGTGATGCCGTCTAAGCTTCCTTGAAGGTCAGTCTGTCCACCTAACACGTTTGCTTGTGTTGTAGCCAAGCCATCAGTTAATTCAGTAGATGCGGTATTAAAACCAGTATTGAGTGCTGCGCCAGTGTCGGCAAAGCCTGTGGTCAATGCTGTGTTCATAGCCCCGGATTGTGTATTGCGGTCAGTCTGTGCATCAGCAAAGCCCTGGGCCTGATTGATAGCACCTGTGTCCACTGCGCCTTGGACATTTCCTACGCTAGCATCAAGAGTATCAAACCTGTTACCCTGGGCATCAAAGCCACCAGAAATGTCTGATTGCAGGCCGGTGAGGACACCAGAGTTGTTTGCAACAGCGGTAGCAGTATTCCCAACACCAGTGTTTAAACTATCCAACTGAGTGTTAAGGCCGGTATTATATGTATCCATAAGCCCGGTAACATTATTAAAGCCACTGGTGACATCAGTCCCAAGGGCAGTAACATTTGTACCAATGCTATCAACATTCGTACCCAAGCCGGTTAAATTAGCATTCACATCACTAAAGCCGGTATTAGTCGTATTGTTTAGTGTATCCACACTTGTATTAATATTAGCCGTATTTTCTGCAAGTGTGTTGTACTGGCTGTCACCTAATCCCGTGTTGGTAACATTACTAGTCTCTCCGCCGCCTCCGCCCATTTAGAGCCTCCTTTTATGCAATTGGTCTGGCCGGGATAATCTCCGCCAGTGTAGTAGGGGGTTTGTTTCAAGATGATGAGTATGCTCTTGATAAGTTTCGTGCATCATGCGCTTTAAAATCTTGCGAGATGGTGAGTAGGGGGCTATAAACTCAATCGCCCAAAGTTGATCACCGTCTTGCCGTTTGTAAACGTCCTCGCCAGGACACCAGCGTTCATCCAGAAACCTTTGGGCTTCATCATTAGAAAACCAAGCCCACGTCACTAACCCTATAGGTTTGTCATTCTCATAGAAAATACGGACTTTGTTATGGAGGATCGGGAACACGCAGTAATTATTAAATTCAACCAATGTGTATAAACGGTGGTCAGGAGATTGGTTAAACAAGAACAGACTATCTAAGACAGCTTTCTGTAGTTGCATATGTACCTATTTGAAATGTGGGGATACTTAATAGTAACCCTTAACTGGGGGCATTGCAAGGGTTATTTAGCCTACCGCCGAGACATTTTCTCTACCGCAACTCTAATAGCTTTAATATTCTCGTCCATTCTGGCCATCGTAACGGCTTGGCTTTGAACTATATTTTCAAGGGCTATTAGTCGATTTTCGTGACGTACAATTTCACGGGCGTTTGTTTGTATGTCGCTATTCAGCGCCGAAACAAACCAGACCAAGGCTATAGTCTGGCCTACGATTGCCAGGACAAATGTTGCAGGGATTGATTTAGAAAGATGCCATTCGCCCTCCATCAGGGAGCAGTCGGCCATGTAATGCTGTCAGGAAAACCAGCCTGTGCAGGTACATTACGTAAGGCAAGTCTATACGCAGTTTGTGCATCTGTTATTGATCTGTCTCCTAAAGCCCACCAATCAGTGGCTGCAATTAATGCATCACGTTCTTTACGAACAGCAGCAGATGCACGGGCTACTGCTGTGTCAGTATGTGTTTGATTTAAGGCGTCAAAGTAAGTTTCTTCTTCAGCAGTACACTGGACCCTCACACCATTAATGTTATTATATCTAGGCATTGGCTATCCCATACATTACAATTTCTCCTGATTCCACATTGCCAGCAGTAAAAACAAACCTAACAGCGTTATTATCTTCAGCAGTTGTTCGACTACTAGCTGCGTTGGCATTCGCCATTTGAGCAAAGTGGTGGCTGTCACTGTTATTTTGTATATTAAAAGTTAAGCTGAGGCTTCTTGTAAACTTGTTAGAGGTTTCAACTTCAAATATTTGAAAGTCTCCAAAAACTCCGTCTTCATTAGTATCAGAGCCGGCTTGGCTTGACACAATAAGGCCAGTGCCATCATTATTCGCCCCGTGTGCATATTGTCCATCAGTTGTGTTAAAATTACTTCCACCATCAGTACTAGTTTGGCATACTAAATCTGGACCATCATTGGCAGGTGTTACAGATAGCATTGTAAATACGTAGTAATCAAACTTACTTGAATCAAATACGTTGGTAAATGCAACAGCTGCAACGTTACTAACAACGCCAGATGAGGCAATAAAAACCCTTGCCCCGCCGCCAACTTTAGTACCCATATAGGTAGCCAAAGTTTCAACTTTGGTCATCCTCATAGTACCGCCATCATTAGTTAGGAACCCATCGCCATCAGCTACTGCTGTTGTGCCTCTGGCTGTACCACCGTCTATTAGATTTAGTTCAGCAGCCGTAGAGGTTACTCCATCCAAGATATTAAGTTCAGCAGCAGTACTCGTCACACCGTCTAAGATGTTAAGTTCAGCAGCAGTAGAAGTAACTCCATCAAGTATATTAAGCTCTGCGGCTGTAGATGTAACTCCATCTAGGATGTTAATCTCAGCGGCTGTAGAAGTAACCGCAACGCCACCAATCTGAAGACCGTTAGTTAAGTCAGGCTTACCGTTACCCGCTGCGTCAACGATTGCGTCTGCTCGTAGTGTGGACATTATGATCCCCCCAAGGTCGGCCAAGTAATACTGCTAGGAAACCCAGCTTGTGCAGGTACATTACGTAATGCAGTCCTGTATGTGGTCATGGCGGAAGTCATAGTCACATCACTGTTGCCCGTCCAATCAGTGGCTGCAATTAATGCATCACGTTTTGCACGAACTTTAGCTGATGCACGAGCTACTGCTGTGTCAGTATGTGTTTGATCTAAGGCGTCAAAGTAAGTTTCTTCTTCAGCAGTACACTGCACTCTTACGCCATTAATGTTATTATATCTAGGCATTGGCTATCCCATACATTACAATTTCTCCTGAAGTTATATTACCTGACCCAAAAAGAAATCTAACAGCATCAGTGTCTTCGGCGGATAATCTCATGCTAGCGGATTGCGCAAATGCGGTGTTATTTTTCATTTCGTCATTGTCATTCATGAATGGACTCATAGCTAGGCCATATGTAAAAGCGGAGGCTACGTGAGGGGCATACAATTCAAATCTACCTGAAGCACCAAATTCATTAGTATTGTTTCCAAGTTCGTCAGAAACTATTAAACCGGTTCGGTCAACGGTGGCGCTAGAATGGTAATTTCCATTACTAGTAGCAAAGTTAGAGCCGCCATCAGTGCTTGTTTGACAAAGTAACAAAACGTTGTCACTCACAGGTTTAACGTGTTGTAACATAAATACATAGTGGTCAAAGGCAGATGCATTAAATCCTGTAAATACTACAGTTGCTACATTTGAAAGAACCCCTGATGATGCTATAAAGACCATAGAGCCGCCAGTAATCTTAGTACCTATATAAGTAGCCAAAGTCTCAACTTTGGTCATACGCATTGTACCACCATCGTTTGTTAGAATACCGTCACCGTCTGCAACAGCAGTAGTACCCCGTGCTGTACCACCATCAATCAAGTTAATCTCTGCTGCTGTAGCTGTAACTCCATCTAGGATGTTTAACTCAGCAGCAGTACTAGTAACTCCATCAAGGATATTAAGCTCTGCGGCTGTGCTAGTCACACCGTCTAAGATATTTAACTCTGCTGGTGTGGCTGTAATGGCTGTGTTACTTGCGGCTGCTAGTAGTGGAATTGTACCTGCAGCATCAGGTAGAGCAATAGCCCTATTCGTACCAGAGTTTGGTGCGCTAATTGTAAATACACCATTGCCACTTGCATTTGGTGTAAGGGCTATCTTACTCATATTT